ACATGGCGACTCCTCAATTATCTCCTGGTGTACTAGTCAGAGAGGTTGATTTAACTGTAGGGAGAGCTGATAATGTTTTAGATAACATTGGTGCAATTGCAGGACCATTCCCAATTGGACCAGTTGATTACCCAATTGACATCACTACAGAACAAGATCTTATCAATGTTTTTGGTAAGCCAATTTCAACAGATGCTCAATATGAGTATTGGATGAGTGCATCATCTTTCCTCTCATATGGTGGTGTTTTAAAGGTTGTAAGAACTAGTGGATCAACTCTAAACAATGCTAATGCTGGAGTTGGAATCGCTTCAACCACGGTTCTAAAAATTGACAATTATGATGATTATACCAATAATCATTCAGATGGTACAAACTATACTTATAGTGCAAGAATCCAGGCACTTGGGCAAATGGACTAAAAGTATGTTTTATTGATGATTTAGCAGATCAAACAATAGGAATTGCAACTACAAGTTTAGCAGGCGTCGGTGCTACTGTTGGTTATGGAGTGACAGTAGCACTTACTAGTCAAGTGATTGCTGGATCTGGAAGCACTTCCCTGTTTACTGGATACTTAAAGGGTATCATTACTGGAGTAACGACAGACGCAACAAATGGAAACAGTACAATTGATGTAAAGATTGTATCAAGAGTTTCAACTGCTGGAACTGAAACTAAAATTGATTATGCGGAAGGTTCCACCATAGCAGCTTTTGCGGCTTCTAATGCAATTAAATTTATTAATAGTTCTGGAGCACAAGCAGGATCAGCAACTGTAACAACTGTTTCTGATTGGTATAACAATCAGACTCTTGGATTAACAAATACAACTATTTACTGGAAATCAATAGCACCAAAACCAGTATCTAACAGATATTCTCTGGACAGAAATGGTAAGAACGATGGTCTCCATATTGCCGTTGTTGATGACCTTGGAACTATAACTGGAAATCAAGGAACCATTATTGAAAAGCATTTAGGTCTTTCAAAAGCTCTTGATTCAGTTTCCGCTGTCAATTCTCCACAAAAAATCTGGTACAAGCAATATCTTGCAGATTTTTCTGGTCAAATTTATGCAGGAAGCAATCCATCAAGTTCTGCTGATTCTTATTGGGGAACAAATCCAAGAGCAACTGGATTCTCAACAGCATTTACGCCATACAGCACAGCGCAAGGTCTTTGGGGACAAAATGCCCAAGATACAATTTTCAGTGCAATCGGAAATGAGACCTACACTCTAGGTGGTGGCGTTAATTATTCTGCCTCTGGTGGAATGAAAGCAACATTGGGAGATTTAATTACTTCATATGGTCTTTTCTCCAACAAAGATGAAGTTCAAGTTGATTACTTAATCATGGGACCTGGTTTAGATAATGAATCAGATTCTCAAGCAAAGGCAAACTATCTGATTTCAGTTGCTGGAGATAGAAAGGACTGTGTTGCTGTTATTGGACCACATAGAGCAAATCTAATTGGTATTACAAATACAGCGACTCAAACATCTAATCTCATCAAATACTTCAGCCCACTTTCTTCCTCATCTTATGCAGTATTTGATAGTGGATATAAGTATACATACGATAGATTTAACAACAAGTTTGTTTACATTCCTTGCAATGCTGATGTTGCTGGTCTAATGACTAGAACAAACATTGTAGCATATCCTTGGTTCTCTCCTGCAGGTCAACAACGCGGAATCCTGAATAATGCAATTAAACTTGCATATAATCCAAACAAGGCACAGAGAGATCAATTGTATCCTCTGAGAATTAACTCCATCGTCACTCAACCTGGTGTTGGAACTCTGTTATTTGGAGATAAAACAGCTCTTGCTTACGCATCAGCATTTGATAGGATTAACGTTCGCCGTTTGTTCCTCACCATTGAGCAAGCACTTCAAAGAGCAGCTGAGGCACAACTTTTTGAACTGAACGATGAGCTTACAAGAGCAAACTTTAAGAATATTGTTGAACCTTACCTCCGTGACGTTCAGGCAAAGAGAGGACTTTATGGATTCCTAGTTGTTTGTGATACATCAAATAACACCCCAGATGTAATTGATAATAATGAATTTAGAGCTGACATTTATCTGAAGCCTACTAAGTCCATCAACTATGTAACACTGACATTTGTTGCTACGAGAACTGGTATCTCGTTTGAAGAAGTAGCAGGTACAGTTTGATAATCATTATCTAAATAACAAAAGGAGGACCTAAAAATGGCACACAGCATTCAGGATTTTAAAACAGCACTTAAGGGGGGCGGTGCCCGCCCCAATCTATTTGAAGTTGTTTTAACAGATTTTCCAGGTGGAGCAGAATTTGATGCTACGGAATTTTCTGTGTTATGTAAAGCAGCTAACTTACCCGCATCAAATATTGCTTCAATTGATGTTCCTTTTAGAGGAAGAATCTTCAAAGTAGCAGGTGATCGCACCTTTGATACTTGGTCAATTACTGTAATTAATGATGAAGATTTTAAAATCAGAACAGCAATGGAAGCTTGGATGCAATATGTGGGACAATATGCAGATGGAAGTGGTGCAACTAATCCAAATGATTACATGAGAGATGTTCTCGTTAAACAATTGAAAAGACTTCCAAGTACAGTTGGTGGAAACAATGCAGTTGGTTCTGGTTTAGAAGTTGCTAAACAGTATAAATTCTATAGTATCTTCCCAACCAACATTTCTGCAATTGATCTCTCATATGATACCGCAGATACAATTGAAGAATTCACTGTAGAATTCCAAGTTCAATATTGGACTCCATATACCGGTGAAAACTGATCTAATAAATATCCTTATAAGATCAAAAGAAAAATAAATTATGGCAAAATTGTTTGGATTTTCTATTGAAGATAATGAACCATTATCTCCTGGAGTAATCTCTCCCGTTCCACAAAATAGTGAGGATGGGAGTGATTTTTATCTTTCCAGTGGATTTTTTGGTTCTTATGTAGACATTGAGGGTGTTTACAGAACAGAATTTGATTTAATCAAAAGATATCGTGAAATGGCACTTCACCCAGAATGTGATAGTGCCATTGAAGATATTGTAAACGAAGCAATTGTTAGTGATACAAATGATAGTCCTGTTTCAATTGAGTTATCAAATCTTAATGCAAGCGACGGGATAAAAAGAAAAATCAGAGAAGAGTTTAAACATATTCTAGAACTTTTAGATTTTGATAGGAAGTCTCACGAAATATACAGAAATTGGTATGTTGATGGTAGATTATACTACCATAAAGTTATTGACATAAAAAATCCACATGAAGGAATTCAAGAACTTCGTTATATTGACGCAATGAAAATGCGTTACGTTCGCCAACAAAAACAAACTGAAAAGGATAAAAAGATTTATAGATTGGCTAATGTTAATGTTGACGATCCAATGAGTTATGAATTTCCAGAAATAGAGGAATATTTTGTTTATAATCCAAAAATGACTTATCCTACCACCAATCCATCTTCTTTAGGTGGAACTGGTGGAATTAAATTTTCAAAAGATTCTATTACATATTGCACTTCAGGTCTTGTAGATAGAAATAAGGGATCAACTCTTTCATATCTCCACAAAGCAATTAAGTCTCTCAATCAACTTCGTATGATTGAAGATAGTCTTGTTATCTACAGACTATCTCGCGCACCCGAACGTAGAATTTTCTACATTGATGTTGGAAATCTCCCTAAAGTAAAGGCAGAACAATATCTTCGTGATGTAATGATGCG